ACATACAAACACCTACAAAACTCGAGTCCATTAAAATCAATTTACACGAGAGTGGTGACATGAACGAGAGGATTAATTACTTTGATACTGTGGGTATTGTGGGGGACATGTATCAAAGTCATTGTGTCCTATTGTTCGCGACAATCATCGCGAAACATACATTCAGAAATCGTGAAGAAATCTTAAAAGAATTGGCTTCAGTTGAACCAGAAATAATTCAAATTGCGAGAAACCTGGAATACAAAGGTACAGCGCCTACGGAATGCAAAATTAGAATGACATACGAGGGTATTGAATTAGAAGCAGACTTGGCCAAGATGGTTCCAGGGGACAAATACATTCTCATAAATGAGAATGATAAATGGGAACTGGACATGGGTGGGTGCGCTTATGAAAATGTGCTCAGAGAAATCAAATGTGGAAACAGTGAATTTTTCCTAAAAGAGAAGGAAGTTGATTATCTATGGGATCACGCCTCCATAATTTCGTGTTGACCGAAATAGTTACGCTGCGCCATGATAAACTTCATGGTTGTCGACTTTTCGTGAATGAAATCATACTGGGAAAGTGCTGCCTGTACGGCGGGGCATGGAATACCCGCAGCGACGCAATACATCACCATGACACGCGCGTTTTCAACCGTCTCCTCGATGATGGTGCGATAGTCCTCACCGATCATTGGACACTCAATGATTGTACCAGAAGACCAAGCTTGTTTGATGCTCTCATCGCACACATGACGAGTCTCCATGAGGTCATATCCCTCGAGTAGGGATGTCGCGAAAACAAAACGCAAGGCATCCACTGCAACTCCAAAGTCGATCGCACAATTTTTATGATTCGCCGTGTTTATCGCCTTGACGTGTCGACTCGTGAAACGGGTATTCACGGCAGAATTAATCGTAGGTGTGGGAATACCATACTCGAGACCAATCTCCGAACACCATAGACCTGTGTTATTCATGTGTCCGATATCAGCAATCTTGTTAAAATCGTATTCATGAAGTACATCCATAGCAGATTTCGTGAGGTAGCCATAAATGTCTGTGTTTTCAATCCTCTTGAGAACCTGACCCATATAGTAGCCATCTTGGTTGCAGTAGGCATACACATCAGCGATACCTTGGAGCATACCATACTCCACACCGTTGTGTACCATCTTGGTAAAGTGTCCAACACCGTAGTCCTCACCCATGTATGCATAACTCTTGGCGAACGATTTGAAGAGATCCTCTTGTTCTTCAAACGTCTTCAGGGGTCCACCGATCATAAGAGCTGGACCGAGGCGAGCACCTTCAGCACCACCAGACAAACCTGTGCCAAGGTACCCAATCCCCTTGGATTGACAGAAAGCACCCCGATTTCTCGAGGTTCGATAAAATTCATTCGAACAATCCACGATAGTGTCACCCTTGGACAACACCGAGCTCAGTTGTTTTACCATAGCATCCGTTGTCTCCCCGTGGGGAAGAGCTGTGATGATCGTGCGAGGCTCCTTCATATCAGAAACCATCTCCTCAACATTTTCGTAACCCTTCACGTGTGAAGACTTCTTAACGATCGCCTTCACCTTTTCAGGTGAACGGTTACACACATTGAGTTCTTGAGATTTTTGGATGTTTAGGGCAAGGTTACCACCAATAGAACCGAGACCGATGAGACCGAGAGACATTATAACTGTAATTCGTCCCATCCTTTTATACTTATATCACTCTCTTCACACCATGGGTAAATCTCGTCATCTCCTATGAAGTTAAGGGCATTTACACCATTTTCGATACAGTGGTCACATATACCCTTATTGTCATCGATAATGAGACCGATATTGAGGGCGCGGCAGATGTCAGCCTTTTTCACCTCATAGGGTGTGTAGCTGTTCGTGAGAATAACATCATTGAATACATTTGGGAAGAATGTGTTAATCCAGTCTTCAGTTTCTTCCCTCACTACATCTTGACGCCCCGTGACGATGTACATTTTATTAGCACATCGTCGAAGTTTATACATGGCTTTCTGCGCCCCTTTTATGGGTGTGAGTTGGGTAAAATCTTTGGACCTATAAAACTCTTGAACCATCTTTTGAGATTCTTCTTCTGTGATATCAAAAATATCCCGGTAGACATAGCTGTATTTGGTTTTGGTGATCGTTTTGTTGTGATACTTGGACATGGGTTTGAGAAATGGAACAAGAACTTCATCGATATCGATCGCGACCCTGTTCATTTCTATACCTCAATATTATTCATAATCTCTAATTGCTACACCAACGGGAAAACGAGGTACACCGAGAGCCGTTAGGTTTTGGTAACGAACTGTCAAGTGCTTCCCGATGTACTTATCCTTCTCTTCTAGATATTTTCTACGCACTTCGAGGGTGCCTTCAGGTTTCGCAGAAAAGTGCTGTTCTCCCACTTTGCACACCCAGATGGCTGTACCCTTTTCACGCCCAGTACCCTCTTTGACATCGACAATCTCGTACTCCTCAGTCTGAAATGCCTTATGTTTGAGGAGGTAGTTGCTTCGCTTCCCGATTTCGTAGATGCTCGAAGCATCTCGAATCATGACACCCTCATGACCCTGTTGCACAAACATATCATGATACTTCTGAACACCATCTTTCGATTTCACGAGGAAAGTCTCGATTGAGATTCGCTCCTTTCGTTCTTCGAAAGTGAGGTTTGGACGGTTCAGATCAAAGTAATCAAACACGTGGAACTCGAGATCTTTGGGGTTCATCTTGAACATACTCGTAATTTCTTCGAACGTCTTGTTGGGTGCATAACACTCACCATCAAGGTACTCACCATCTTTGAGACCGCGTGCAAGATGATCTACACCCTTAACGGGTTTACCAGTTCGAGAGAAACATCCCTTGTTGGAGACGAGAAGGCGGACACCGTCGATCTTGGGTTGAACATAAAAGGGTTCATTGATGTACTTCTGACGGTCCTCCCACTTGTTGGCCAACATAGGCAACACCTGTTCACACTTGATATTCTCATTGGTCCACATGGTCATGGCTCGGTTGATAGCCTTTTCGTACCCCGTCTTGACATTCGTTCGAGACTCGGTCACTTTATCACTTCCAACGACACCACAAACCTTCACGATGTCAGCTGTTCCATCACCAAGATCTTCGACACGGATGTCAGTGAACCTCTCACGACCGTTTTTATCCTTCTTAATAAGGCGTTCCATTGTACGGAGTTTTAAATTCTCAGCTTTAAATAGATGTCTGGATTACCAGTTGTAAACTACGGCAGAATGGAACGACTTAGGCCTCCGGAAAGTACGACAGTGCCTCTGAATCTAAATACATTTTGTGTTGTTTTCATAATTGTGTGCATATTGACACTTTACAAGCGTTCCGTGACGATCAGTCAATCACGTGAGCGATATCATACTTGATACACTTTTCGGGTGTAAGGTAAATGTCCTTCTTCATCAGACGCTTAAACTTCTTCTCAGGAATCTTCGTCTTGGAGAGGTACATCTTCTTGAGCATTTTCATAAACTTCTCGGTAGATTTCATTTCAGTTTTGAGTTCTTGGAAGTTCCCCCAAAACTCTGTAGAAATCTGGTGAATCAGAAGGTACGCATTACGACCCATGCGTCGCTCCGACCCACCCAGGAATACAAAGGTTGCGGCACTACAGCAAGACCCCTGTGCGATTGTAGTCACTTTGACTCTGGAGCGTTCAAGAACATTCATCATGTTCAGTCCTGCAAAAATGTCACCACCATCACTCATGATATGGACTCGAATTTGGGGTTCATAGCCGACGAGCTCTGCCATCTTCTTGATAAGTTCAATCTCCAACTTCTTGAACTTCTCAACAAACTCCAAAGCATTCTCTCGATCGACATCCCCATAGAACAGGATCTCGTTTCCCACAACCTTCACACACTCGGTCTCTTCGTTGTCTTTCTCATCCTCCGTAGGCATTTTTCAATGCTTTCTTTACTCTTGTGACGTCTCTCGATTTTAAGCCATTTCCGACGGCAAGATGATTGATGACATCGAAATCTTGTGGGGTGATCCCATACTCAAGCAGTGGTTCCAAGTCCCCCTTTTCCGCATATTTCTTTAAAAGGCACAATTCTTCTGTACCCAAACCCATTCGAGATTTTTTCTTAATCTCTTCGTACTTTTGTTTGCGCATCTTATAGTTTCCAAACTTGGTCCAGCAGCTTCCAGGTCTGATCTTATCTCTCACGAGTGGTTGGCCGAGGGACGCCTTTGGTATCGTTAAAGCGTGCAACACGAAATACGGCATCAGATTCCATTCACCTTGAGAATACATGTGGGTGTCGTACATATCAGCTTCTGAAAATGAATGTGATGCTCGTATGATATCAATACCCTCCGAATCCAAGTAGTTTTCTTGAAATATGTCCCATATGTGGCCATGTTCAGATATACTGTCATAAATTTCTATTGGACCAGAGTCTGAAAGAACACTAGCTATGAAATCTTTTGGACTTTCAAAGTCATCCATCTCATCATAACCTTCCAAGTATGTGAAAAAGTTTCGTATGTTTCCTTGTGCTCGTATAGCAGCACTTTCTACTTCAGGTCCAACTTTGCCTGTCAAAGTTTTCAAAACTTCGGGTTTGTGTTTTGGAATGAAAACTGTTTCAAAGTTTGGATACATACACATACTCGTCGTAGTCACCAGTAAGGATCCACGTGAAAGACGATCACCATCGGCGACCGACTCTATTATGGGTTTGAATACGGGGTCGTAGTCTTCGATGAACACATGTTTCGTCGATGGTTTTATAAATGGTAAAAACAAAGATTTACTCTTGAGATGTTCAGGTAAAAGTTCAACGTGATTCAAACCTTCGAGAACGGCTTTTAGGATGTATGTTTTCCCAACACCCAACGCACCACAGATGAAAACATTTTTTCGTTCACGAATGTATCGACGAATAAGATCAATCTGTTTTGTGTGTATTGTCGTTACAATTGGATCTTTTTTTTGCTCAACTATTTTAATGAAGGAATCCATCGATGACCTTACTAATCAGGCCATAGATTTGGTGCTTGAAAATGACGCACTTCATAATCGTATCGTAAAACCTTTAAAAAGGAAAATTTTACCATATGTTGTCTGTGGTATTGCGACCAATGTGATCATGTTTATTCTTTTGGTGTACCTTGCTCGACGTCTGTCTCTTCTTCATCTTCCTCTTCCTCTTCAGCTTCCTCATACTCCTCATCCTTAGAAAGGAATTCACCAACCTTTTCAAAAACAGTATCCTTCGTTATGGCTCTCACCGTCTCTATAGTTTTAGGTTGCTTAAGACCAGGTATGGGACGCACGTTTAAGATTTCAGGTTTCGTGAATACACCTTCAAATGGATACTCCTTTTCGAAATTCATAAGAACACTCTTAGGAATTGGGGGACATTGTTCCAAAAGACTGTCGTATATAGCCTTACATTCTTCCACGAATTTAAGACCCTCCTTTTTACGCTCGTCACGGGGTAAAGCCAACTGAAGACGAATGTTTCTCGAAAGACTTCCATGTCCTAACGCAGACGTTCTGTGATTCTCCATCAGTTCATTCACCTTAAGGAACTGCATGATCGTCGCGATGAGACCCGCCACTAAGTTAAGGCCACCAATGATGGATGGCGCCGCTGGTTGTATACTTGCAGGTAAAGTTGTCTGAGCAAAGTTCGCGGTACCAGTGATGGTCGACAGGACAATGACTGGTAAATTGAAACGCAGACTCAACTTCTTATACATCAGGAAGGAGCGATGATGCATATACCTGTAGCAAGCAGCCGCTTCACCCCATTGACGCAAGATATTTTCATGATACTCATTCCACATATCTTCCATATTAATTTCTTCTGACATCTTATAATAGATGAACATAATATTCTTCATGCACGTCATCTTTCTCTTGGCAATCCTGATCGTCCCTTTCACGAACAATCAGAAGAACCTTGAGTTTTACTCGATGTTGATTCCATTCCTATTTTATCACTGGTCAGTGAACGATGATACCTGTGCTCTCACACAAGCTGAAATGTTCATGACTGGTAAACACAAGGATGAAACATTCATGGGGCGCCTAGTTGGACCAATCTACAAAATGGAAGATAATGAGGTAAACAAGCTGACCAAGACCCTCTTCTTCGCGTTGTGGGCATTTGTGCAGTATCGTTTGGGGCACTTTAAAGGATTTTCGGATGATGTGAGGCAAATGCTTAAAGTTATGAAGCTAAGGTAAAATAGTCATGGATATCAAATTGCGTAACGAGATTACTCGTTTGAAAAATGCTAGAGAGGTTTACCAGTCTGATTATGTAGCCAACATCGAAGTCTTGGAAGAGAAAATTGAACGACTCGACAACCAAATTGATCGGAGTGAATCAGATGTGAAGAGGGAGATTCTAGAAAAACATAAACGCCTTTACCTTCAAGAGATTAAAAAACTGGATGAAAGTATTGAAAAAACTACGAAATTCGTAGACCAAAAAGTTGGGGCACTAGAGGCTAAGCTGGAAGAGATGGACAAAGAGAAAAAATCTTTTGAATACAACATCAAGAAACTCGAGAATGCTATCAAAAACCGAAACACTAGTGAAGTTTTCGATATGTTTGAGAATGTCATGAACGCTCTCAAGATTTTGCGCGAAGAGAGTACCTGAATTGATCAAAGAAATGTACACAACTCTTAAAATTGTGGTATACGATCATACATAACGCATCACCGATGTCGTGTTTTCTCTCATAGGGAATGTCTCCATCGATATATTTCTCAGCGATAGAGACAGTTCTCTCTTTCCTTTGCTCGTAGTCTAGATGTTTTATACCAAAATGTGTATGCATGCTCACAGGTGAAATTAAAGAAACCTTATCTTTGAACATGTAGTGTAGGAGTATCTCGATATTCTGGAATCCACCCGGAGGTTGTCGTTCTATCAAAATCTTATCGGCTTTGTCGAACACGTCTCGATGATCTTCAACAAATAAAGGGATCAAGTCCACGAAATCGTTCGAGTGGATGTACTTGTAGTCTT